ACAACTAGGGAATGTTGATACTGGTGGACTAAGAAACGACATATCAACTCTAGCCCTCCACTCTGCTATAGCGGATAACAAGGCTGCGTTCAACCTAACTAATGCTTTTGTTGACCAGTATGAAGATTCTACAGGCATTGATGTTTTAACGGATTGTCAAAGAAATACCTCTGGTGAATTTGTAGCCTCTACGGTCGCAGCAAGTGAAACCTACCACCCAAATGCAGGGGGTATTGCAAACTCATACGGTAGCCAAGCAAGCACAGTTACTGGCACTAATAATGAAACGGTTACCCTTAAATCAATAAGTAGTGGCGGTTCTGCTCTTATGAATGACCAAGCAGGGAAAACTACGGGTGTTTTTACTCTTATAACTGAACTTGTCCAAGCGGGTCAATATGCTGGTGCCCATGCTTATGGGTATGCTGTAGTTAAAAATACTGACTCTTTGGATAACCCCCCATATAGCGATGACGATGCGTTAGGGTATCCCAATACTAGTATGCAGGGTATGTCAGTAGGAAATAAAATAAAGGTTGTGTACGATACTGACAATGAAAATGTTTTAACTCATTATGTTGATACTGGTAGTGGCTATGGTTCTGCTATTACTACTACAAATGCTCCCGGCCCAGATTTTGCAAGCACCACCCTAGTAACCCCGTACTTTTATCTAGTTGGTTGGTCGGATACCTCAACCCCGTGGATATTAACCTGTAGTGGCACTAGGGACTACAGCGATGTAAATGCTACTGGTAATTATACCTCTACAACAGAAACGGCAAATGCAACAGTTTCCAAAATGGGAGTTGTTGTTCTTTATAAAAATGCTTATGGCACTGCTACATTAGATACTGATCTTATAGTTCAAGTATCTGCGGATGGGGGTTCAAACTATACATCTGCCCCATTAACTGCTGCGGGAACATTCTCTACAGGGATTTTATCTGCTAAGTCTAACGATATAACAATAAGTAATACTGGAACCACCCCAAAATATAAGGTTAGTTTTGCTAACCAATCATTAGGCGTAAAAGAAACACAAGTGCATGGTGTAGCACTATTATATTAGGTATAAATTATGGCATTAGAAAGCGCAACATACATTGATGGTCTGGTAACCAGTAATCCTACTGGGTCGGATAATATTTCCGATGGCGATGAGCATATACGGCTTATAAAGACCGTACTAAAGAATACGTTGCCCGATGCTACAGCAGCTATAAAGGGTATTAGAAAGATAACTCATTTCCAAGAAAATTCAGGTGTAGATATTCGATCTACCGCATTTACCGACATACTGACATTTCAACCAGTTAAGGATAGCGCTTCTACAGAATTAATTATTTTAGGGAGGTTATCTGCTAAAGCATGGAATTATAATATAGACCAAGATTCTACGTTTAGGATATATGATAACGATAACACTGCTACTGTAGGTCTTGAGTTTCAAGGTACTGGGTACAGGTCGCCGGGGGCTGGAACTGGTACTGGGTTAGGTGGTAACTATGTTTGGGCTGCTGTGTCCATGCTTGCTGTAGAGGATACTCCACTCGCTGCCGGAACGAAAACATTTAAAATTCAAGGTAAATGCACTAGCCCGGCTGATGGCGGGGTAAGCGCTATAGATATACAAGTAATGGTTTTGGAGGTTCCAGCATAATGGATAATCAAACATTAAGCAATATTTTATGGTCCTTGTCCCCCTACGGGTTTGCAATATACGGGACTGTTGAGAGCGAGAACGACTACAATAGCTACGTAGTGTATGAGGACTCATCTAAAAAACCAACTTGGGCGCAGGTTCAGGGTGGTAAAGATGCGGAACAATGGATTCAGATTAGGGGGCTAAGAGACTCTAAACTACTAGAATGTGATTGGACCGCGCTTCCAGATGTTCCTTTCACTACAGAAAAAAGAGAAGAGTGGGAAACCTATCGTCAGGCTCTCAGAGATATAACAACTCAACCTGATCCATTTAATATTACTTGGCCCACCCCGCCAGCGTAATGTCACTTGTACCCATAACTAATGTAGGTCAGGTAGGAATAATACAAGATATTCCGCCGTACAATCTTCCACCCAATGGTTGGTCAGGTGGGAACAATGTCCGGTTTCTTGATAACGGCGTAAAGAAATGCGCTGGTTATGAGGAGGTAATGGCTACAATACCGTTTGCCCCTTATTATATTCAACCCTATCTAACAAACACTAACACCTATTATTGGATAGCTTATGGCGCTACGGATATAGCTATATGGAATGGTACTATATGGACGGATGTAACTAGACAAGCTACCGGAACTCTTAGCGGTGGCATCAATGATGCGGTTGCAACAATAACTTTAGCGGATGCAAGTGCATTCCCAGTGAGTGGAAGCATAGCTATGGGATCGGAAGCTATTGATGATGGTGATGCTGATGCTTATGAGGAAGTAACATACACCGGGAAATCAAGTAACGATCTTACTGGTTGCTCTAGAGCGCAGGGTGGCACGACAGCGGCCCCACATTCAACCGGTTATGTCGTAACACCTATAGGCACAACGGCAACTGGTGACAGTGATTATAGCGCTAATTTAAAAGGGAACAAGTGGCAAGCTACCAATTTGAACGGTTTAATTGTAGCCACTAATGGCTCAGATGCGGCACAAATGTGGCCGCTTAATTCAAGTGCTACACCAGAACTAACGGTCCCTTTTAGGGAGCTTAGAAGTTGGCCGTCTGGAACAAGCTGCAAAGTTATAAGGTCTTTCAGAACATTCCTTGTTGGACTAAACTGGTCAAGAAGTTCCATAGAAGAAACAAGATTGGTTAAGTGGTCCACCGAAGCCGCCTTTGGACAACCGCCCTCGACATGGCTGGAAACGGATTATAAACTGGATGCTGGTGAGTACCAGTTGGCAGACACGCCGGGGGATATAGTTGATGGTATGGCGTTTGGGGATTCTTTCCTGATTTACAAGAACGATTCCATATACATAATGAACTATGTAGGAACACCATACATATTCTCATTTAAATTACTGTCTCCAACAATAGGATGCCTGACCAAAAACGCCCTAGCGGAATATGAGAATGGGCATTTCTTCATTGGGAACTCTGACTTCTATATTTGTAATGGTCAGAAGGTAACAGCCCTCTTACCGGAGAAGTTAAGACGTACCGTTTTTGAAGACTTAAATGGTGCTAGCGATAACTATAAGAAATGCTTTGTCGCTCCTGATTATGTAAGAAATGAGATGTTAGCCTGTTACCCATCTGGTAGTTCCGATGAGGTGAATAAAGCTGTCATATGGAATTGGAGAACTGGGACATTTAGTTTAAGAGATTTACCAGACACCTCCCACATTAGTTCTGGAATTGTATCAATATCAGCCGGACTTACTTGGACAACTGTTCCGGGAACTTGGAACACTGGTTCTGGGGCATGGGGTACTGGCAACTACGATAATGTTGCGGAGAATCTTGTATTTGCTGATGTTACTAATACGAAAATATTTAGGGATAATTCCGGAAACAAAAAAGATACTGCTAACATGACCTCATACGTTGAGCGTACCGGGTACGATCTTGAGAGTCCTTCTGAAATAAAATTCGTATCCGCAGTATATCCAGAGATGGAGGTTTCCGGTAATAACTCAGTAAATGTTTATGTTGGTCATCAGATGGCTACAGAAGAAGCTATCACTTGGGAGGGGCCGGTTTTGTTTAATCCAAATAGCCAATCAAAAGTTTCCTGTAGGGTTACTGGTAAGTTCTTTGGTGTGAAGATAGAATCTGCCGGCGACTTTGATTGGAAACTACATAGTTTAGCTTTTGAGGTACAACCAAGAGGGAAGAGGGGAAGCAGGGCATACTAATGGCATACTCACCTAAAGATGTAAAGTCTGTAAACAGGTGGTCGCCAAACCCCGCACCCGTCGCCCCTGAACAACTACCTGATTACCTCTTTAATGAGTTAAACAAGGTAGGGGATATTATATTTAATCTGGATACGCTGAGGTTAGAACAAACTAATGTAGAACCGTCTAAAGCAAGAGATGGTGATATTAGATACGCAGATGGAACGAATTGGAATCCGGGGTCTGGTCGTGGCATATATGTTTACATAGATGATGCCTCCCCAGCTTGGGAAAAACTATGACTGTAAAGGGGCATTTAGTAATGCCGGAAGATGTAGCTTATGTTTGGGATAAGGTCCACCCATTTCTTGACAGAGTTCAGGAACATACAGAGGGTGAATTGAATTCTGAAGATTTCTTAGAACCGCTGACTCATGGCGATATGCAACTATGGATATTCACCAAAGATAATGAGGTTCATTCTGTGATGGTAACACAGATCATTGACTACCCACAGAAAAAAATCCTGCGAGTGATCTCACTAGCGGGAGAAAGTTTTGAAGAGATAAAATACTTTCAGGAAAACTTGGAAGTGTTTGCTTTAAAGATGGAGTGTAGTGCTCTAGAACTGTGGGGTAGAAAGGGATGGAAGAAGTTATTGCCAGATTGGAATGACACTTACATTGTTTATACTAAAGACTTAAAATCGAGGATGCAATAATGTCAGGTGGATCAAATCAGCAGTACCCGCCAATGGGCGGTGGAATGGGTGGTGGGCCACAAAGTGGTGGACCCCCAATGATTACTGGTGGCCCGTATCAAGGACCGCCACAAGGTGGTGGACAAGGCGGTGGGCAAGGCGGCATGAACCAACGCCACTGGCAGTTGAACCCGCCACAGCCCGGAATGGGTGGTGGTAACATGATGGCTCCATCTGTACCCGGAGGCTGGAGTAATCCTATGTTCGACAACAAGCCGAACATCGGAAGTCTACGGCCTCAGCAGCCCGGAATGGGCGGTGGAATGCCCCCGATTCCGCCCGGATGGGGTGGTGGAAGACCAGAGCATACTTACTGGCCGCAGCCCGGTGGCGGTGGAATGCCGGGATGGAATGATGCTGGTAGAATGCCACCCATGAATATACCGGGTCAAAGACCCAACTGGCCCGGAATGGGTGGTGACCCCGGCTACAATCACCCCGGAATGGGTGGTGGGCCTAGCCCCCCTCACATTGCTCAACCCCCTCGCGACAGGTGGGCTGGCTTGGGACAAGGATTCTCAGAAGACCAATTCATGAAAGCGAGAGGTTTTGCGGATCGCGGTAAAATGGGTAGGGCAAGACAGGCAATACAACAGGGTGGTGGTCAATGGTCACCGCAACTACACGGTTTATTAAGCTCACCCAGCGGCCAATGGGGCAATATGGGCTGGAATACAATGGCTTAGGAGATAATTATGGCATCTTTACCAAGACGAAGACGAAGGCGTCCGGGCGGAATGGGGATGGGTCAGTACGCCCAGTACCCCGGAATGATGAGCAATGCTGCTCCATCGTTCGCCGGCCCACAGTATTATGGACAAATGTTAAACAGACCCCCGCAGGATTGGTCTAGGTTTATGCCATCCAACTTTCAGTTAGCTGAAGGTGGCGGAATGCACTACAACATGAACCCCTATGGTTATGGCTCTGGCGGCGGAAGTGGCTGGGGTGGTGGCTTTGGTGGGGGTGGTGGTGGTGGTGGTGGTGGTATGTTCCCCGGCTGGCCTCCCGGCGGAGGCGGA